GAATTCCAAACTTTGATAAACGCAAAACCGCAGCAAAACCGTTGGTTTGTGTGTATGATTCAAACATGGAAGCCAAAACCAGTGCCGGCCGTGGCGGATTTCGGCCTGGCGCGGGTCGAAAACCGGCCGGGTATGTGCGCCCGCCGGAAAACATCGACTTAGACCGCGAAAAAGCGCGGAATGAGCGCGCCAAGGCCGATCTGAACGAGCTTGAGCTGGCCATACGCCGAGGCCAGTATGTTGAGCGTGCCGAGGTGCGGCAGGCAGCAGCCACGGCGCTGGCCGAGCTGGCTCAGACCTTGCGATCGGTGCCGGACAGCATCGAGCGGCGCTTGGGCGTGAGCCCAGAGGTTGCGGCCGAGGTTGGCGACCTGATCGACCATGCCCTCAACGAAGTGGCGGCCAGGTTTGAGGCCGTGGCAGAGCAGGCACTGGCCGACGAAGCCGACGATGCCGAAGCGCAGCCGCAAGAGGCCGCCGATGAGTGAGGCAAGCAAGGCGCGGCACGACATTTGCATGGCGAGCGCGGCGCTGCGGCCGCCAAAGCGCGTGACAGTGGCCGAAGGCGCGGCAGAAACGCTGGTGATCAACCAGCCGGGCGGCTACGTCGGGCCGTGGAGCGCAACTGAGACGCCCTACATGGTCGAGCCCATGAACATGCTGGCATCGCGCGGGCACGAGGCGGTGTGCTTCGTTGGCCCGGCCCGGACCGGAAAGTGCCTGGACCTCGACACCCCTATCCCAACACCCTCTGGGTGGACCCGCATGGGTGACCTGGTTGCTGGCGACACCGTGTTCGGGCCTGACGGCAAGCCAACCCAGGTGCTTGAGGCCCATGCAGTCAAGCACGGCCTCGATTGCTTCCGCGTTGAGTTTGCTGACGGCACCCACTTGATTGCGGACAGCGAACACCTCTGGGGTGTCGAACGCTTCTACTGGAAGGCCCCCAACTGGAGGTACGAAGTCCGAAGCACGGCGGAAATCGCGCGCGAGTTAACCTACTCGCCCCGCGATGATGGCCGCGCGAGGTTCCGGTTCCGGTTCCGGGTGCGCAATACCGCGCCAATCGACTGCGCGGAAGCGAGGCTGCCCATCGACCCCTACCTATTCGGGGTGTGGCTGGGCGATGGTGGAGCCCGGCAGGCCATCATCTCCGCGCATGAGGACGACGCTCCGCACTACGTAAGGTTGTTTGAAGCGGCGGGGCACCAAACGGTGGTTTCCCCTGACGGCGAGCGCACTGTGCGCATCTCGCTTGACTTGCGCACGCGCCTGACCACGCACTGCCAGCGCGGGCACGTTTTTGCGGTCGCTGGTCAAGCCAGCAACGGCGGTTGCATGGAGTGCCTGCGGCAAGGTCACCACCGCCGCAAATACGGCAAGCCCATGGCGCCGCTTTCGATGTTCGCCAACACGTTTGCGAGCAAGTTGCACGCCCTGGGCGTTCACGGCCGCAAGCACATTCCAGCGGCGTATCTTCGGGCGTCAGCGGCACAGCGCGCCGAGTTGCTGCGCGGTTTGATGGACACCGACGGGTGCTTCGACACACGCGCCGGCCGGGTGGAGTACACGACGGTCCTGCCCGAGCTCGCGCAGGGAGTGTGCGAGTTGGCCCGGTCCCTGGGGTTCAAGCCAATCGCCACAAAAAAACGAACGACGTGGACGTACCTGGGCCAGCGCAAGACCGGCGAGGCCCTACGGATTGCCTTCCCTATCGACGGCGCGATCAACCCCTTCAAGTTGCCGCGCAAAGCGGACGCCGTGCAGTTCGCAAAAGCCGACGTTGGTTTCCGGCAGATCACAAGCATCACGCCGGTGGAGAGCCGCCCGGTGCGCTGCATCCGTGTGGACAACGAGAGCCACTTGTTCTTGGCCGGCGAAGGCATGGTCCCGACGCACAACACGCTGGGCCTGCTGGACGCTTGGATTGCCCATGCTGTGGTTAACGATCCGGGCGACTTCTTGGTCGTGCAGATGACGCAGGACAAGGCGCGGGAATACAGCAAAACCCGGATAGACCGGATGATCCGGCACTCCCCGGCGATTCGCGCCATGAAATCGGCATCGAGCCAGCACGACAACACGCACGACAAAATGTTTCGGCATGGCATGTGGCTGCGCATTGCCTGGCCAACGGTGACGAACCTGTCGGGATCGGATTATCGGTACGTGGCGTTTACCGACTACGACCGGATGCCGGATGACGTGGACGGCGAAGGCGCTCCGTTCACGCTTGGCCTTAAGCGCACGCAGACCTTCCTGTCGCGCGGCATGTGCATGGTGGAGTCCAGCCCCGGGCATGACGCGACCACGCCCGGCTGGCACCCGGTGACGGCGCACGAGGCCCCGCCGGTGGGGGGGGTGCTGGGCATCTACAACCGCAGCGATCGGCGCAGGTGGTATTGGCCGTGTCTGCACTGCGGCGAGTTTTTCGAGGCGCTGCCCGGCTTGGGGCTGTTTGGCCTGCCCAGCGATGAGCAGTTGCTGGATCTGGTGCGCGAGGCCGACTTGGGCCAGATTGCAGGGCAGTACGCGCGCGCCATTTGCCCGCACTGCGGCGGCTTGCATGAGCAGGGCAGCAAGCACGCGCTCAACCAGCGCGGCGTGTGGCTCAAGGACGGCGAGAAGATGGCAGCCGACGGTACGCGCTACGGGCAGAGCCTGACCAGCACGATTGCCGGGTACTGGCTGGGCGGCGCGGCGGCGGCGTACCAAAACTGGCGCTCGATCATCATGCGGCACTTGCAGGGCTTGCGCGAGTACGCCCTGACGGGCAGCGAGTTGACGCTGAAAACGACGGTCAACACCGATCAGGGCGTGCCCTACACCAGCAGGGCTTTGCTGGATTCGGCCAAGGGCGGCGGGCAGGTGCGCCAAGACGAAGCCATGCGGCGCTTTATGGTGCCAGAGCAGGCGCGGTTTCTGGTGGCGGCAGTGGACGTGCAGGGCGGGGCCAATGCGCGTTTTGTGGTGCAGGTACACGCGGTGGGCGCGCACTTGGAGCAGTGGCTGGTGGATCGGTACGAGATCACGGCATCAAAGCGGCCCGGCATGGGGGCCGAGTTTGCGCCCATCGACCCGGCCAGCTACGCCGAAGATTGGGCACTGCTGACCGAGCGCGTGGTGCTGGGCACTTATCGCACGCCGATCGAGGGGCGCGAGTTGCAGGTGCTGCTGACCGTGGTGGACTCGGGCGGCGAGGATGGCGTGACGGACAAGGCCTACGGCTGGTTTCGCGGCATCCGCAATGCGCGGATGCACGACCGGGTGATGCTGGTGAAAGGGGCCAGTGCGCGCATGACGGGCATGATCCGGCTGAGCTACGTGGGCAACCGGGGCAGCGAAAAGGGCGACGTGCCGCTCTACCTGCTCAACACCGACGCGCTCAAAGACGCGGTGCACGCGGGCCTGCGCCGGGCTACGCCGGGGCCGGGCTACATCCATGTGCCGGGCTGGGTGAACCGTTCGTTCCTCGACGAGCTGCACAGCTCCGAGGTGCGCGGCAAGCTGGGCAAATGGAACCAGGTGCGCAAGCGCAACGAGGCGTTCGACTTGTCGGCCTACGTGCGCGCGGGCTGCTTGCGGCTGGGCGCGGACAAGATCAAGAATTGGGACGCGGCACCGGGTTGGGCCGCACCGCTGGAGCAAAACCGCGAGCTGGTGAGCAAAGAGCAGCGGCGCGAAATGCAAGATCAGGCGGCGCAGGCGGCACCGGTGGCGGTGTTGCAGCGGCCCCCGCCAATCCGGCGCATTTTGCGAACGACCCTATCGCCTGACCTGATGTAAGCCCGGCCCACAATGCGGCGGGCGTGCTGCGCAGGGCGGGGCTATGGATCGAGCTTGAGCTGGCCTTTTTGGTAAAGGTCGTAGGCGGCATCGGCGGCGATGCGCACGCCCTTGCTGGTGTTGCCTGAGCCCAAGACTTTGAGCAGCAGCAAAGTGCGGTCGTCAAGCGAAAGCTGCACCCGCTGCACCGGCTGGCCTGCCAATTCTGTTTTGCGCCCGGATCGGGGGCGTGCGCCGCCTCTGCTCATCTTTGAATCATACACACAAACCAAAATGCAAACCAAAAGCAAGCGACATTTATCCGCAGGCGCAAAACGGCACCGCCGCCCAAAATAGGCCCATCAAAGATTTTGGAGCGGCATCATGGCAGTGACACAGCAGGACGTGGACGCGCTCAATGCCGCGATTGCGACGGGTGAGCGCTCGGTGGTGCTCAACGGCCAGAGCGTGACCTACCGCTCGGTGACTGAGCTGATCAAGGCGCGCGAAGACCTCAAGCTGCAAATGGAACACGAAGCGCTGGCGCTGCAAGGGCGCAAGCGCGGCAGCCTGTATTACGTCACCAGCGCAGGGCGCGGCTACTGATGGCACGGCCGCGCAAATTGAGCCCGGCGCAGCAGCCCCGGATGCAGGTGTCGAACCGCTACGACGCGGCGGGCATTGGGCGCAGGATGCGCGGCTGGATGCCGCCGTCATCTGGCCCCAACAAGGCCGTGGTGGGCCTGCAAAACATTCGCAACCGCAGCCGCGACGCGGTGCGCAACGACTGGTCGGGCGAATCGGCAAGCCAGAAGTGGGTGACGAGCCTGATTGGTACGGGCATCACGCCACGGCTCAAACGCATCACGGACAAGGCGCGCAAGCAAGAGCTGCAAGACCTTTGGACGGCTTGGACGGCGCACGCCGACGCCGATGGCGTGCTGGATTTCTACGCCATGCAGGCGCTGGTGGTGCGGGCGTGGCTGGATGCGGGCGAGGTGTTTGTGCGCAAGCGCCCGCGCCGTTTGGACAGCACGCTTGAGGTGCCGGTGCAGGTGCAGCTCATCGAGGCCGAGTTTGTGCCGCTGTTCGACGCCGATGTGTGGCCGGGTATGCCGCAAGGGCACAAAATCCGCCAAGGCATCGAGCTGGGCACGCGCGGGCAGCGGGTGGCGTACTGGATGCACCGGGAACACCCTGGCGACGGCTGGAGCATGGCCAGCGGTTCGCACAACCTGCTGCGCATTTCGGCCAGCGAGGTCAAGCATGTGTTCGAAGTCAAGCGGCCGGGGCAATTGCGCGGTGTGTCGGCGCTGGCCCCGGTGCTGGCCCGGCTGCGCTCGATCGGGGACTTTGACGACGCGCAGCTTGACCGGGTGAAGCTGGCCAACATGGTGATGGCGTTTGTGACTAGGGGTGTGGTGCTGGGCGAAAAAGGCGACCCAAACACCGAAGGGCTGGCCTTGGCGGAATACGTGCGGGAAGGCGACAACGCGGTGCGATTGCAGGCCGGGGCGGTGGTTGAGCTCGAGCCGGGCCAAGATGTGAAGTTCAGCGACCCGCCAGACGCGGGCGCAAGCTACGGCGACTTCATGCGCACCCAGCACCTGGGCACCAGCGCAGCATCGGGCTTGCCCTATGAGATTTTCAGCGGCGACATCAAAGAGGTGTCGGATCGGACGCTGCGCGTGATCATCCAGGAATTTCGCCGCTTTGCCGAGCAACGCCAGTGGCACACCATCATCCCCATGTTCTGCCAGCCCGTGCGCGAGTGGTGGACGGATGCGGCCGTGCTGGCCGGGCTGGTGACGCTGGAAGAGCGCAACGCGGTGGCGATGGTGGAGTGGTCGCCGCACGGCTGGAGCTACATCCACCCGGTGCAAGACCCGCAGGGCAAGAAGCTGGAAGTGGAAAACGGATTCCGCAGCCGCTCCAGCGTGATCGCCGCCACTGGCCACGACCCGGAAGAAGTGGACGAAGAGCGCAGGCTGGATGTGGAGCGCGAAAAGGAGCTGGGGCTGTGGATAGACCCGAATCCGCCCGCCAGCGTGCCGCAAGCGCAAGCCGCAGCACAGATGGCGGCCACGAAACAGCACAACGAAGCCGGGCAAGCCGAGCGGCCAAATACATCGATCGATCAACAATTCAAGGCGCTGGCAATGCAGATGCAGGCCATTCAGGCGGCGCTGATGGGGCAAAAACCCGCCGATGACAGCGCCAGCTTGGCGCTGATGAGCCGTGTGGTTGACCTGCTGGAGCCGCAAGGTGGCGAGCAAGAA